TTACTACAACCGCCGGTGCAGTCAAACTTACTGGAGATGTAATGGGTGTTACCGCGGCTAAGACCAGTTTACTAACAGGGGCTCTTACTAGCTTGCGGGTAGCAACTGTTGCTCTTGCAACCGCCTGGGCTGCTCCTCTTGCACTTACCGTTGCTATTGTTGGCGGTGTAGCTACTTATAACTGGATACAAAGACTTAAGAAAGCTACTGATGACTTGAAGGCTTCTACCACGCAACGTACTGGAGAATCGTGGCTATCAGGTATAGGCGGTACTGCTGCTTCTAACGCCGTAGTTAATAGAGAAACAAGCAGCCAACTTATGCGTGTTTCCTCCTTACAGGAGAAGCTGGCTGCTCTTAACAAGGAGCGGACTGCCTTAAGACCTTTGGCGAAGAATATCCTGTCTCCCGACATTGCGCAGAACGCTCAAGTAGAGCTAGCGGCAGTGGAGCAAAGGATTAAAACTACACGCTTAGACCTTTACGCCGCTCGTAGAAATGCAGAGGTAGGTCTTGCTGAAATAGCTAAACGGCAACGCCAAGGAGCCGAAAGAGGCCTCACTGGATTGACCCAGTTTGCTGCTCCTGCGGAAGACACGTCTGCAGACAGAACAGCTAAGGCCCAGGAATCGCTTATGCGCAAGCTTCAAAGCGATTTTGACAGCACGATCACGCAACTAGGCCGGCGGTTCAACGCCGCGGCTAAGGACAAGCTATATGAGACACTCTTAGACTATGAAGCAAAGATACAAAGAGCCTATAAGCAGAATAACCTAGTTCTGGCTGAAGATTTAAAACTTAAGCAGAAAGCAGCTGCCCTAGATATTACGGAAGAAGTTTTACTGTCGGAGAAAGCCTCTCTGCAGCAAAAACTCGCCGAAGCTCGCGCCAAAGGTCTCGACGCCCAGGCTGTACAGAATCGCCTAGATACTGTCAACGCAGAATTAAAGCAAATCAACTACGACAGCACAAAAGAAACAACAGCACAACTAGAAAAGCAGGCAACCCTAGCTACACAAATCAAGGATGCCCTTACCCAGGCTTTTGCTCCTACGGCTGGCGGCCCTGGCAGGCTGCTCACCACTGGCGTAGTAGGCGGCGTATTCCCTGGTGCGTTCACCGGTGAAGAAGAATCCTTCAAGAGCCTTACTGATCAGCGAGGAATCGAGCGCATAAAGGAGCTGGGCAAGGAGCTTCAAGCACTCACTAATCCACTTAGCCAAATCCTCACGGCAGCAGAAGCCATCGGCAGCGCGTTCTCCTCGTCGTTCACCAGCGTGATCAGCGGTACAGCTTCCACACAGGAAGCACTTGCCTCCTTCTTTAATAACATCGCTAATTACTTCTTAGACATGGCGGGCAAGATTATTGCTAAGTGGATTGAAATGGCCATTCTTAACACAGTTCTTCAACTACTTCCTAGTGGGCCTAAGTTTGGTTCCAGCGCGGCCGTGCCAGGACTGCCTGGTTTGAGCGGTACTGGAGCCCTAAGCCCCGGTGGCGCTACTTCGGCAGTTACTAGCTACGCAGGTGTCAAGTTCAATGCCCTAGGCAACGCTTACGCAGCCAACGGCATCGTCCCCTTCGCCATGGGCGGCATCGTCAACAAGCCGACGCTGTTCAGATTCGCCAATGGTGGCGTCCCCGGCACAGGCCTTATGGGCGAAGCCGGCCCCGAAGCCATCATTCCCCTGAAGCGCGGTCCCGACGGTAAGCTTGGCGTTAGTGGCGGTGGTGGTGTTTCTGTGGGAGAAATCAATATCACTGTCCAGAACAGCGGCGAAACGCTTAGCCCTGCGGCCCAAAAGCAGATCGCTAATCAGGTACAAGGCATTGTCCTTACAACGCTTGTCAACCAGAAACGTAGTGGAGGAATCCTCTAATGCCTGCCTACATCAACCTCAACAATATGCCGGTTGCCCTCGACACCACCGTCAAGCGCACCAACCGCATTCAGCGTGTTCAGTTTGGCGACGGTTACAGCCAAGTCCTCACTGACGGCCTCAACGCACAGCTAGAGACCTGGACTTGCAGCACTGGTCCGCTCTACGAAGACGAAGCTTATGGCATCGAGTCATACCTGCTTCGCCAGCGCGGCCAAGCCATCGAGTGGACTCCACCTAATTCGTCCAAGTCCTTCACGGCACAGTTCCAAGGTGGCCTACTAAGTCTTGGCTACACAAATCTTTCCTCACTTACACTTGCCACGTATACCCGTCCAACTAATTACACCGCAAATCTGGCAACTGGCCTGCTTACTTCGGTGACAATTCCCAGCCTCACCGACGTGAGCGTGACGCTGGGACTTGCACCCAGAACCTACCTCTTAGAAGACGGCTGGCAATTTGAGTTCATCAGCTGTAAGTACTTCCGACTTAGCTTCGGTCTTAGGCAGGTGTATGTATGACCCAGCAACCGCCAAACGCCCAAACCTTCAAGACCCAGTTACCTGAGGTTGTTGACCTTTTCACGCTGGACATCACAATCCTGCTGCCACCCGGCAGCACCGATCAGGCCGTCTACCGTTTCTGCAACTGGACGCAGGTGGGCGGCGCCGACGTTATCTACCAAGGCGAGACCTACACCGCCCTACCGCTGCAGGCCAGCGGTTTTGAGCTGAACACCAGCGGCCAGCTGGAGCGCCCCAGCATCACGTTCGCCAACGTCGGCCTCGGTATCACAGAACTCACCAACACCTACGACGACCTCGTTGGCGCCAGCGTTAGCCGGATCCGCACCCTCACCACCTACCTCGACGGCCAACCCGCCGCAGACCCCGACGCCTTCTGGGGCCCTGACTCCTGGGTTGTCGAGCAGAAATCCAGCGAAACCAAGCTTGCGGTCACCTTCCAGCTCGCTGTGCCATTCGACCTCGAGGGACGCAGCCTCCCCGGCCGCCGCCTGCTGCGCGAGCAGTGCCAGTGGATCTACCGCAGCGAGATCGGCTGCCACTACTCCGGTAGCAACTACTGGGATGCCAGCGACAACGTCGTAGCCACCCTGGCCCAGGACGCCTGCGGCAAACGCCTCAGCAGCTGCCAACTGCGCTTTGGCGCCACCAGCCGCCTGCCCTTTGGCGGCTTCCCCGGCCTCGTCGATTCCCAGGGCTAATGACACTCAGCAGCTACGCCAGCCCACTAAGCCCCGCGCAACAGCAGACCATTCGGGCCTATTCAGAAACTGCATACCCCCAAGAGGCGTGCGGCTTCATCCTGCAGGACGGCAGCGTGGTGCAGTGCGCCAACACCTCCACCGAGCCCGATACCTTCATCATCAGCGCCGCCGAAACTGCGCAGTACCTAGACGACGCCATCGCCAGCTGGCACAGCCACGCCAATTACGCCCGATTCAGCCCCGCTGACATCCGGGCCTGCAAAACACTCAACCTGCCATACGTCGTCTGGGACTGCGGCAGCTCGCAATGCTTCTGGCTTGACCCACGCCAAGACGCCGGTCTCGTGGGCCGCCCCTGGAACTACGGCGTCTACGACTGCTACGCCGCCGTGCGCGATTGGTACTACCAGCAGCAGGGCCTAGTGATGAGCGACTACCCACGCGAGTACGAAGGCGAATGGTGCCAACGCGGATTCACCCATTTCGAGGACAACTTCGCCGCCGAAGGCTTTACCCGCATCCCGCCCACCGAACCGTTGCAGCGCGGAGACGTGATCCTGTTCCGCATCCGCAACGACGTGACTTGCAACCACGTCGCAGTAGTAGAAGATCCAGCCGCGAATATGCTGTATCAACACCTTGTGGACCGCTTCTCTGGCCTTAGTGCCTACAGCGGTTACTTTCGCGAGAATACCTACATGGTGGTACGGAGGAGCGGCTGATGGTCACGATCCGCCTATTGGGTGAAGCAGGCAGGCGCTTCGGCCGACGCTTTCAGCTTGCGGTAAAAACCCCCGCCGAAGCACTTCGCGCCCTCTGCGTTCAACTTCCAGACCTACGTCAGTACCTACTCGAGTCTGGTGAAAACGGCATCAACTGGCGTGTCGTCACAGAAGACCCAATGGGCCTCGACGAAGACCAAATGCTCTGGCCCATGAGCAAGCGCATGGTGCTGGCGCCGTTGCCTGCAGGCCGTGGCGGAGTTGGCAAGATTGTTGCTGGTGTGGCGCTAGTAGCGCTTGCGGTTTTGTTGCTTCCTGGCGCCCCTCTTGCTGGCGCTCTGGGATTCTCGATTGGCGGTCAAGCTGTTGCCGCAATCGGATCCATCAGTCTCTCGTTGATCTTCGGCGGCGTAGCCGAACTGCTCACGCCCACGCCCAAGATGCCCACGGTAGGTGGTGCCGTTGGCGGAGGTCCCACCGAAGGCCGCAGCGAAGAACAACTCAAGAGCTTCACATTTGATAAAAGTAACGCCAACACGCTCCAAGGCGAAGTGGTGCCAGTGCTCTATGGCGAGCGCATCATCGGTGCCCTACCTGTTCTCTCCTTCGGCCTCGAACTTCAGAACTCGCTGTGATGGATAACTACGAAGGCAACGAACTGGAACTGCTCCCTGAGATCAGTGGCGCTGGTGGTGGCCGCAGCTCCTCACCGCCGCAGGTCACTCAGAACGTCACCGTTGTGGCGCCCACGCGCCAGCCGGTGGAGGAAGCCAACAACCTTTTTTCCGTTGCGTTCGCCAAGACCGTCTACGCCATCGGCGAGGGCGAAATTGAAGGCTTCCCCAACGGCGCCGAAAAAGACATTTACTTGGACTCCACGCCAATCCAAAATCCGGATGGCACGTACAACTTCACTGGCTACAGCCTTGACAGCCGCACCGGCACCGACGAAACCCAAACCCCAATGCCGGGGTTCAGCACCGTCGAGAACGCCGTCGGTGTAGGCATCGCTGTAACCCAAGCCGTTGGACCAATCACCCGCACAATCACCGACGTTGACGTGGAGCGATGCCGCGTCATCATCAGCCACCCGGCCCTGCAATCAAGCAACCAAACCAACGGCGATGTC